ATCACCGATTCACGAAGACTTCTCATATTCATCTTTCAGTGAAGGTGAGAAGATGAGGATTGACTTAGCATTACTCTTCACATGGAGAGAAGTTGCGAGAGTAAAAAACTCTGTTAATACAAATTTACTAATCATGGATGAGGTATTTGATAGTTCTTTAGATGGATTTGGAACTGATGAGTTTATTAAGATTATTAAGTTTGTTATCAAGGATGCTAACATTTTTGTTATCTCCCATAAGTCTGACTTACATGACAAGTTTGACAATGTTGTAAAATTTGATAAGATAAAAGGATTCTCCCGTATGGTGCCATGAACACACCTAACTGGCAACACCACTCTAAGAAGGATGCCAAACGAAAACTTAAACCACAGGCATTGCGGTCTGCAAGAGCCAAACGCAGACAGTTGATAAACCGTCTACTGAACCCCACCAAGCGTGGGGTTTCGTCGTATAATGGATTCATAATCAAAGGCACACATGAAAGTCAAGCACGAAATCAAATCACAACTTGCTAAACTTCTTGCAACAGAAGACCTTATAGTAGAGCATAAAGTAGTTGAGACTGCTGTGTTCAATGTTCATACTCGTGTTCTAACTCTTCCTAAGTGGGATAGAGCAAGCAATAATGTATATGATGCATTGGTGGCACATGAGGTAGGACATGCACTTTATACACCTGATAGAGAGTGGTATAAGGAAATGCAGATTCCTCCATCATTTGTAAACATTGTAGAGGATGTAAGAATTGAGAAGTTGATGAAGAGAAGATATGCAGGACTTGCTAAGTGTTTTTATAACGGTTATAATGAACTAAATGATGATGATTTCTTTGATATAGATGGTCAAGATCTTACTGATTTTAATCTTGCTGATAGGGTTAATTTATACTTTAAGGTTGGTGCGTGGAATGATATATCTTTTTCAACTACTGAAATTCCAATTGTCGATTTAATTAGAAATGCAGAAACGTTTGATGATACATTAGAAGCTTCTCAAAAACTCTATGAATATTGTAAAGAAAAGTTGGAGCAGCAGAAAGAAGAAATAGAAACTGAAGAAGATAATGGTGATGAAGTTGATTTAAATTCAAATGCTAGTAATTCTGAAGAAGAAGGAGAGGAAGGAGAAGAAGAGTATCAAACTAAATCACAAGATATGGAAGGTGGTGAAGGAGAATCTCAACCTCAACCTCAATCTCAAGGTGGATTAAAAAATGAACCAGAAGTAGAGACTGTTAGTTCATTAGAGGAAGCTCTTAAAGATCTTACTAATACTCAAAATAATCTTGAGAATATTTACTTTGAGTTACCTAAGTTGAATTTGAAAAAAATTATAATTGATAATGAAGTAATACATAAAAATCTTGCTGCAGAATGGATTGGGCAAGAGAATGACCATAAAAAAATGTTGGAAGATAGAAATTTTAAGTATCGTGACATTTATGAAGAAGTTGATAGTAAGTTTGTAGAGTTTAAAAGGACTGCTCAGAAAGAAGTTAATTATCTTGTAAAAGAGTTTGAATGTAAGAAAGCAGCAAGTTCATATGCACGTGCTACTACTGCTAGAACTGGAGTATTGGATTGCAGTAAACTTCATACTTACAAATACAATGAAGATTTATTTAAAAAAGTAACTACTCTTGCTGAAGGTAAGAATCACGGATTAGTATTCGTTCTTGATTGGTCTGGTTCAATGAATGATGTGATGCTTGATACTCTTAAGCAACTTTACAATCTATTGTGGTTCTGTAAGAAAGTTAATATTCCATTTGAAGTTTATGCTTTTACTAATGAACATCCTCCAGTTGGAGATACATTTCATAGACTTGCTTATGAGAAGAAAGAAGGATTAGCTCTTGTTCCAGAATGTTTTTCTATGATGAATTTATTTACTAGTAAGACTAGAAATAAAGAATTAGAAGTTCAAATGAAAAGTATTTTTAGATTGGCATGTTTATTTGGTCATCAAGTTTATACTCAATATCATATGCCTATTGGAATGAATCTTTCTGGCACTCCATTGAATGAAGCACTTATTTCTCTTCATCAAATTCTTCCACAGTTTAAAAATGAGAATAATGTGGAGAAAGTTCAGTGTGTAATTCTTACAGATGGAGAATCTGCACCATTACAGTATAGTAAAGAATTTGAACGTGATTGGGAGCATGAACCATTTATGGGAAGTAAGTATATTAATGATAGATGCATATTGCGTAATCGTAAAACAGGTCATACTTATTCATGTGAAGGATTGGGCAATTGGGCAGATACAACTGATTTACTTTTACAAGATTTACGACAAACTTTTCTTACTATGAATTTTATTGGAATAAGAGTTCTTGCTAATAGAGATGCTGGTCAATTTGTCAGACAGTATGCTGGATATGAGGATAATACATATGATAAAATAATGAACAGATGGAAAAAAGAAAAATCATTTACAATTAAAAATTCTGGTTATCATTCTTACTTTGGATTGTCAGCAACTGCACTTGCTAATGAAGATGAGTTTGAGGTTCAACAAGATGCGACAAAAGCACAAATTAAAAGAGCGTTTGTTAAATCACTTAGAACTAAGAAAATGAATAAAAAAATACTTGGTGAATTTATAGAACTTGTGGTATAATGACATTATGAATATTTTTGTTACCCATCCTGATCCACATGTATCGGCAAAAGCATTGCCTGATAAGCATGTGGTTAAGATGCCATTGGAGACCTGTCAAATGCTCTCCATTGTCTTCTCACACTGGTATTATGACTGGGGTGATGACTTAGTTAAGAAGAAAGATGGAGCACCTTTCAAGACTCAGAAAGGTGCTTTCCGCAATCACCCATGTACTCAATGGGCAGCAGAAAGCATATTCAATACTGCATGGTTAATTCAACATGGTTGTGCTTTATCTGATGAGTATACGCATCGTTATGATAAGATTCATGGGTGTGCTAATGCATTGTTTGAAGCAAAGAAAACATTTCATAAATTTGCAGGAGAAGTAATTACATGTTATTGTATGGTAGAATCATTTACTCGTGCGATGCCTGATGAGTATAAACATGACACAAGCATTGACACTTTTACTGCTTACAAAAATTACATTAGGAGCAAACCTTGGGCTGCATCTAATTATCTTCGTGACCCATCCAGACAACCAGATTGGATCCAATAATTAAAGTGTCCACTAGATGGTATACACCCTTCCTTTTATTGGTATACTACGTATATAAATAAATCACTAAATCATGACTTTCGAATTAAAAATGACAGAACAACAAGCAATTGATGGACTCAGAAGCACCTTTGGAAATGAGTTTGTTGCTGCCGATGTTCGTGGTTTTTGTAGAGCAAATGACATTGGTTATTCGACTGTTACTAAAAAAATACAGAAGTATAAAGTATCTAAAGGTAAGTGGAACCTTGAAGTTACTACTAAAGTAGTAGAAGACATTGAGAAATCATTTAAAGCACCTGCAGTCACACCAGTTATTGAACAAAATTTAATTCCAGAAAAAGATGACATATTTGTCAAATTTGGTCCATTCACAGACCTTAAAAAAATTATACAAAGTAAACTTTTTTATCCTACTTTTATTACTGGACTTTCTGGAAATGGTAAAACATTTTCAGTAGAACAAGCATGTGCTCAATTAGGACGTGAACTTATCCGAGTAAACATTACTATCGAAACAGATGAAGATGATCTCATTGGCGGCTTCCGTCTTGTTGACGGTGCCACAGTCTGGCACGACGGACCAGTTATTCAAGCTCTCAACAGAGGAGCTGTCTTGCTCCTTGACGAAATCGACCTTGCCTCAAACAAAATCCTCTGCCTCCAGTCCATCCTTGAGGGTAAAGGAGTTTTCCTTAAAAAAATCGGAAAGTTCATCCAACCAAAGGCGGGTTTCAACATCATCGCAACCGCAAACACTAAAGGTAAAGGTTCAGATGATGGACGATTTATTGGAACTAACGTGCTTAATGAAGCCTTCCTTGAGCGATTCCCAGTAACATTTGAGCAAGATTATCCTGCTCCTTCAGTAGAGTCTAGAATATTGGGTGGAGTTGCTTCTCAATTTGGGATTACTGATACCGATTTCTGTAAGAGATTAGTTGATTGGGCAGACATCATTCGTAAAACCTTTTATGATGGTGGTGTAGAGGAAATCATTAGCACTCGTCGTTTAGTTCATATTGTTCGTGCTTACAGTATTTTTAATGATAAGATGAAAGCAATTCAAGTATGTGTAAATCGTTTTGATGATGAAACTAAGCAATCATTTATTGAATTATATGATAAAGTAGATGCTGACTTTCAATTACCTGTAGAAGAGTAATGAATCTTTGGAAAAACTATAAGGATGTACTGCACGATACTATCACCCTCCGTAATGAGGTTGGTAGTGTCTGGGCACAGTGGGAGGGTAAAGGAACTTATCTAACTGCAAAGACTTATGCAAATGAACACATTATTAAATCAAGAGAGGTAGAAATCTGGAATGAAAAATCTTGTATCTATAACAACATCATCTATCCTAAGACTGGAAGTAACCTTCCCTGTTTTGGTATGGATCTTATGGGATTTAGCGACAAGAAAGTCATTATAGTATTTGACTTTCAACATCCCACAGAAAACTATTTGTTTTCAGTAGAAGGATTACCAAAGGGAAGAGGTGACTACCGATTCTTTGAACCAGGTAATCATTTCTCAGAAAACATATACATTAAGTATTGTGCAATGGATGAAGTTGATGAGCACTTAGAAATGTTCACGACTTACTTGACTGAATACAAAAGTATGCTAGAATGTAAGAAACCCACTGGTAATGATACTAGTGTGTATAAAGACTTTGATGCTTATATGACTAAACTTGATCCTGTAGGAGGATATCTTACTGGTAAGTTTGGGAAAGAAAAAGCAGAAAGTCTTGTAAATGATTTTTTATTTTGCTATGGTTAATGCATGGAGTCTAGCTTATGATGTACTTAATGAGACTATTGATAAGGAGTATCCTATTATGAATGATAAAACAGAACTAACTGATTGGGTTTATGAATCCCCTGACGGTGGTAAAACTGTAACAAGAAGAAAAACAGGATCTTTGGATAAAGAAGTTATCCAAACACCTGGTATAGAAAAAAAATGTACTAGAAAGTATAAAGAAGATGAGTCCATCGAAGATCTTAAGGATTATATTTCTACCACTTATGGTGGACATTATACTTCTGACAACAATAGCGTCCAAACCCTTGATCTTATCGAATCTGTAGGAGATGCAGAAGCATTCTGCAGATCTAATGCAATAAAGTACTTGAGTCGATACGACAAGAAAGGACAAGCAAAACGTGATATACTAAAAGCACTACACTATTCACTTCTATTATATCATTTTAGTGGACAATTAAATGAAACTCCGACCCGTGGTTATGAAACTTTCTGACAAAACTTTAACAATTCTCAAGAATTTTGCTGGCATTAATAATTCAATTCTTGTCAAAAAAGGAAATGAATTAAAAACTATTTCTGTTGCTAAGAATATTCTTGCAGAGGCACAAATTGATGAAGAATTCTCTCGTGATTTTGCCATCTATGATTTAAATCAGTTCTTAAATGGACTTGGATTGCATCAGGATCCTGATATGGATTTTACTGAGAATTCTTATCTTACTATTCGTGAAGGTAAAAGAAGAGTTAAATATTTTTTTGCTGATCCAGCTGTTATTGTTTCTCCACCTGATAAAAAAATTTCACTCCCATCTGAAGATGTTCATTTTCAAATAGATAGTATTGCATTAGAGAAACTACTTAAAGCAGCAGCAGTATATCAACTTCCTGATTTATCAGCAATAGGGGAAGCAGGTGTTATTAAACTTGTAGTTCGTGATAAGAAGAATGATACTTCTAATGAGTTTGCCATTGTAGTTGGTGAGACTGATAAAGAATTTGCATTTAATTTTAAGGTAGAGAATATTAAAATTATTCCTGGTGCTTATGATGTAGTTGTTTCTTCTAAACTTCTATCAAGATTTTCAAATACTAATCATAATTTAAAATATTATATTGCATTAGAACCTGATTCTAGTTTTAATTGATGATAAAATTATGGAGAATATGGAAGTATGCGTTGGGTAGTTTCGAAGATACAAGAACTAAACGATACGACAATCACATTGTTTTGGTACGTACTTTTATTTTCTTTTCTTATCTCATCACTAACTGTTTTATTATTAGTGGAGTAATCCGTCATTGGAATGATTTATGACTGAAGCACATACACATGGAAATCTATCTGTTGTAGTTCCAATGGATGATATGAAATTAATTCTACATCAGATGTGGAAGTCTCGTGGTACTGAACCTAAGATAGGTGAGTTATATGAGAAGTATAAAAAACTTACAACATTTGAAGAATGAGTGACTTTATATGGGTTGAAAAATACAGACCCAAAACAATTGAAGAGTGTATTTTACCAGATGGTATTAAGAAAACCTTTAAGGAATTTCTAAATAAAGGAGAAATACCTAATATGCTTCTTGCTGGTCCTCCAGGTGTAGGAAAGACCACTGTTGCAAAGGCATTGTGTAACGAATTAGGAGTAGACTTTTATGTCATCAATGGATCCGATGAAGGAAGATTCCTCGACACAGTACGTAATAACGCAAAGAACTTTGCATCAACTGTATCTCTCTCTTCGGAAGCGAAGCACAAGGTCATCATCATTGATGAGGCAGATAATACAGGGAACGACGTACAACTCCTCCTCAGAG